TCAGGATCTCTCGCATCGCAGTCGTCACGCCCCATTCCTATGCTATGACAAACTCCACCTAAACTACACGCCTACTCGCACCACGTCCTGCAAGACGATACACTCAACTTGATTTTGCTAAGCCAGGCTAATCATAAACCCCGGGTCATGCCCTCATCTCCAGCGCGGAGTTAACTTAAAACGACTAGCGCCAACGTGCGCGTAGCCGAGTGGTCACATCAACTGCAAGATCGCAGTTCCGAAGACAGATCTTCCCCGGAGCGGGCTCATCTCCAACAAGCTCGCCGATGTTGTCGTAAATGACATCCGTGGATAATGCAACAGGTTGATCGCCCTGGCACGGCATGACATAGTTTGTCCAGTAATCTTGCCACTCCTGAGGCATACAAGACAAATCGCCCAACACAATAGGTGACAAATCAGACTTAGCGTCCAATAACGCTTCAATCCGTAACTGATCTGCTACCGACACCGAAAAATTTGATTCAACGAGATCACGCGCGGATTGCGTGATTTCTCGTACCATGATCTTAGTTCGGTTCTCGAGAGCGTCTAACAACTGCTCACGCTCCCACGCGTTCAACCGTTTCGAATTCAGAAGACGGGAAAGATCTACGTGGGGAGTCATGCGCAAACCATATTGCGCAAGACTCTGAACAATCGGACACCCAGGGTACTGGTGTGCGAACGACAGCGACTTTGCTCGAAGCAGTTCTAAAAGTCGCGCGTGACCGCATCGGGTGTAAAAGGGACCGGCCCACCCGAAATCTGCGAGGACCTCTCGCGGATCTGTAACGATCACTAAGCTGGTCGGGTCGAATACGAGCCCACAGAAAGACGCCTCCCAGAGGTTGTCAAATTTCTGAATCTTGATCGTCAAACCCAATCGACGAAAAAGCGCATCATCTACGCTCTGATGCGGCTCGAACCGAAAGATACCGTCATCGCCCTCAACAAAACCGTCAATCTCAGATTCGTCAATGCCAGCCTCAGCACAAACGAAGAGAAAAATCATCAGGTTGGCAAAAGAATTGCCGAGCGAAGTGCACATCTCACCAGACATGCGGGACTGTACCCCGCGCGCAACAAATCCCTTGTAGACACAAGTGTTGCGCGCCCCAATAACGCGTTTGACCAGTTCAAGCCAGTGGGAACCAACCTCCAGCTCGGACACCATGTATTCGTAAAGAACGAATTCAACCTCAGACATGAGCACCTCATCAAAG